CCGAGGCTGAACTACGCTAAACTCCGTATTCAGCTACAAAGTGAGCCTGTCTAAATAGATTAACCCCCACCTTACGCTCTCTGTCTGTTCTATCTTCTAAGTACCCCGCTAGTTCTTCTATACGTTCATGCGCCATTAGAGCCTCTCCAGCCATCTCATCTAAGAAACATAATGCTCCTAGCATTTGTTGATGTGTAAGCTTCAGAGGAGGCTGTATAACAGCGTGGAGGTCTGCATGGGCTTGGTTCTCTAGCCTGTTTATCATAAAAGGGTGCTGCCGGAACTTACGCTCGGTTGGTGTCTTATAGATTCTTCTAGGCCAAGCTGAGTGGTGCCTAGATGTCTCCATGAATCTCACCTCTAGCTACTTGTTGCTCTCGCCAGTTAAATTCAATTTCGGTTAGAGTAAGCTCCTGAATGGCATGTAACCAATTCCTGTGGCGTTCTAGATATTGTAGGCGTTGATGTGGGTCTGTAGGTCGTTCTGTATCAATATCTAGTGCGTGGGCTAAGTCAGCTATTCTTTCTAAGTGTTCATGACTCATCTCTAAACTCCTCAAGCTCATCATCTAAGTGAGATGCTTCAACTGCTGCAAGCCAGACCATAGTGTTTTCATCTACCCTTTTATCCCATCGATATGAATAGTCATAGTCCAGCATTAAATCTATCATGTCTTGAGCCATTCTGATGCCCTTTAAGACCTTGTTTACTCTAACTTCGACATGATTAGCATCTTCGTTATCAAAAGTCCTTACAAGCACGTTAAAATGCGTTAGCTGAAGCGTACCGCCATCAAAGCCAATATCGAGTACTGGTGTCCAAGTATCTACGTCATCTATTGTCAGGTCGGCTGTATAGAAAGGTGCTTCTATATCGCCTCTCTCTATCATTACAACTCTGCGTCAGGTCGTTTAGGATAATCAAAAGTAAGTTGATCTAGCATAGGAGCTGCGCCAGTGTTAGGCAGATGGTCGCCATGACTTGCTAGTGGGGCTGATGGCAGAAAACTAAGATGGTCGGCTATCCAACGGCCTACGTCTACTGCTTTGAAATTGTCTAGGAATTGTATTTGTTCGCTCATATTTTATTTATACGCCTAGCAGTAACATTTTGCAATACCAAAAACAGCTCCCTGTGTTGCTTGAGAGCTGCAATCGTTGTTTGTGTTAAACCATTTGGTTAAATAACTTCTTTGAGTGGAATTTATGTGCACAACACTAACTATTTTTATACGCTTATGGTTCGTGTTTGTAAATAAAGACCCCACAATGTAGAGCAAGCTACAGGGGTCTTTATAACATTATACCAAAAACCCCCGTGCATCCGCTCAGGGGTTTCTAGGGTTTATAGAGAGCCAAAGTTATTTGGCTAGGTTCATTATATCACTATCCGTTCTTCCAGATAAAGTACACAGACCATAACCCGAAGAACACTAGTAGTGCTAACAGTTGTAAGGGACTCATTATTTGTTGACGTTGATACGAGCTAAACCGAGTACAGCAGAGTTAACTACTACGGCTAGACCGAAAACGAAAGAACTGATTGAGCCTTGCTCTGCTAGATAGGCTAGAACTGGCATGGCGATTAAAGATACTGAATAGATTACTTTACGAACTTTACTTGGAAATATATTTTTCATATTAACTCCTATTTCTTTACGTTAGTCCCGCCACTCCAGACAAAATTGCCCTTAGTGGATTTGTGCCAAAGGTTGTTCCCTGACACGCTCTGCCCTTTCACTAAACCGACACTAGTGAATACATCACCTTTTTTTAGTGTCTTACTACCTGATAAGGGAGCTGAAGTTGTGGGTTGCTTGCGAACATTAACTGTCGGTACTGTAACTGTTACCTTGCGAAGCTTTGGCTTAGGTACTGGTTTAGGGGTTGGCTTAGGTTTAACGGCTAGATTAGCCTTCACACCCTTTTTAATGCGGTTTAAATCGATAGTGCCTGGGCATTGAGTGGCAATGATTGAGTTGTGCGGTATGATTGCGGTATCTGGATTGAGTCCGTACTTCTTGCAAAGATAGGTACATAACTCAATTGAATTCTTATAAGTAGCATCTGTAGCCTTACGCCCTGGAGCTGCTGAGTGTTCTATACCGATAGATTGTAGGTTCTTAACCCAGTTGCCAGCGTGGTAAGCTGTGTGGTCTTCTCTGACGTACTGATGTCTATTACCGTTCTCTAGTCCGTAGTGGGCTGAAGTGCCTCTAGCTTTGTTTTGAAATACCGCATCAGTAGATGATAAAGTACCGACCATCCAGTGTATTACGATATACTTTACTTTCTGTCCAAGTCTAGTTGCTGTGTAGTTCGGCGAACCTATCCATTGAGTCATACTATTTCTCCTTTACCAGTTTAATCTTCTTCACATTAGGTTTTATCCTAAGTCGTTGGTTACGTCTATTACGAACGTCTGGTTTGATTATATACCAACAAGTCAAATAAACGAGTGGGGTAGAGAATACAGCATTAAGCGATGGGATAGCAAAGAAGTAATTTACGGTTGTTGTGCATATGTAGAGCAAGCAGATAGTCATACCTATAAAATCTCTGGCTCTCGTTGAGATAAATCCAGCTAATATTAAAGGTATTAATCTTATGATAAAGAGTGCATCTACTATTGTTACTGGGTTGAATTTGCTCATTTCTGTGCCATGTAGCTGATTACCGCTAGAGCTGTACCGAGTAGACCGAGTACATACAGTACAATCTTTTGCCAATCAACTTCTTTCGGTATAAGAGTTACGTTATTTTCTTTCTTATACACTTCTATTATATCAAGCCTGTCACGCCACTTCTCTAATTTAGTGACTCTGCCATTAGTTCGTTGAACTTGCGACAGTATATCGTTAAGGCGTATTTCAAACTTAGACTCTATTCTGCCTAGTTTTTCGTAGAGGTCGCTATTTGACGGTTCTTTCGGCATATTAATCGTGTCCTAAAACAACTACCGTAGATCCTGTAGCATAGCTTCCAGTACCGGCGCTGTTTATTATTTCAATTACGGATGGGATCGATGTGCTGACGTACTTACCTGTGTATTCTTTTCTAAGTGGAGCTGTTGTTTTACCAGCTGTACTTTGACCAACGACCCTTGCAGTTATAAGCGTTTGAACACCCTCTTGGAACCATACATCTATAACATCGAACTGAGGAGTTGCTGCAGTTCCTGTAGATAAGTTAAACGAAGATTGAGATGTAGCTGTGGTGTCGGCTCCACCATTGTCTGAGGCTCTACCAGCGTAAGCTGTACCACCGGCAAGGTTAAATCTCATAGTCTGGTTTATTGTTCCACCAGTTGGTATTAGATAAACTAATACTTTCAAATACTTAGCTTGATAAACAGACATTGTAGCTGTAATTGTGTCCGCACTTGATGTCAAGGTGCTTCGCTTTAATTCTCTCCACCACACCCGGTCTGTTGTACTGTCAGTCACAACTAAGGTGTTGTCACTATTGCTTAACCTTTCTATGTTGACACTATCAGCCGGAAGTATATTTGCACCCGTTACAGATACATATTTATTATCTGATGCTTTTTGCACCAAGAATCTATCGCCTGAATCTGGTGCTGTTTCTTCGTTTAGATCTTTTATTTGAATACCCATTAGTCATGCCCCAATACTATCAAGTATGAATCAGCCAGATAACTTCCACTCTGATTATTCGTACAAGTAACACTTGTTATTGCGTCTGTTGTGTTAACCCATTTACCGGCGTTTTCTCGTCGTGTAGGTGCGGTTCCTGCACCCGATACTATGTTTGATGTACTAGAAATAACCAGTTTCTCTTGTGTAGCAATATTTATTACATAGCTTTCAGAATATATAATTCCAGCAACAGCAGTAGATACGCTAACATTATATTCACTAGTATTACTAGTATCAGCTCCACCGTTGTCTGATCTTCTTCTAGCGTAGTTAGTTCCTGTATCCCCATTAAATGTTATCTGGGTAGAGATTGTGCCTGAGTTTATCGCATATACTATTATATTTAGAAATTTTCTAACAGGTATGGTTACTGTCATAGAGTCGCCTGTAGTAGTTAAAGTGTCTCTTCCTAACTCTTCCCACCAGATATCACCAGAAGCCCAATCTATTTTATCTCCAGTTATGACACCGTCAGGTATTGCATTGCTGGCTTTGACTTTCATAGTTTCGTTCGTCGATTCTTTTTGAATAACGTATAGATCATCATTATCGGCTGGGGTGCCGGCATCAAAGGCTGTATAGTTCTTTATTTGTTTTGCCATTAGTTGTGTCCTAACACTATCATTTGAGCACCAGTGTCGTAAAAATCTACGCCAGTATTTGTGCATTGGATAGAGGTTATATAATCTGTTGTGTTGGCCCATTTAGCAGCACATTCTTGTCTGTTTGGTGCATTTGCAGCACCGGCAGTTCCGCCATCTTGTCGTAGATAATAAAGACCTTTTTCTTGAGTCTGATAATTAGTAATATCAATAGTTACATTCATTTTTCTGGTACTAGCACCAATTATCGTTATATAAGTTGTGCTTAATGCAGTAGTGTCTGCCGCCCCATTATCTTGAGTACTAGCGGCATAACTTGCTGTACTGTCATTATTAAATGTTAGTAAGCAATTAGTTGAACCAGTAGACTCGATAGATATTATTACTTTTAAGTACTTTCTATTAGGTAAACTCTCGACTTCTATAAGATCACCCGAAGATGCGAGTGTTGTTCTACCTAATTCCTCCCACCAAATGGCACCGGCACCTGTAGTTGCATAGTCAAAGTTATCGGCAGTTAAACTATAATTAGGCACCATCCAATCAGGAGTTATCTTTCTATGCGTATCATCTGAAGCTTTTTGAAGTAATAGAAGATCACTATCTGTAGTTGTAGTGTATTCGTCGTATTCGTTTATTAACTTCTTTGGCATAATATATCCTTATTAAATATTATCATAATGTGCCTGGGTTATTCTGCGTATTAGTTGCAAGTAAGTTACGCCTTAGGTTATCTATGTATTTAACTTGAGTGGTCGGAAGTTGATCTAATCTAACAGTAACTATGTCTGATCTATAATCTACTGATTGAACTTGTAATAGTAGGCTGCTCATAAAGCTATTTAAATTAGTAAACGCAATCATATCGCCAACAACAAATGTGGTTATGTCATATACCGGAGATGGCACATCAAAGCTAATCTGGAACTTAGGCTTAGAAAACTCGCTTAACATGGAGTTAGATAGTATATTTGCTTGTGTTTCAGTTGTGACACGAGAATCATTAGGAAGATCTAACCACGCTCCATACTTAGCAATACTGGCGTCATTGAAGTTAGATACTAATACGTTGGTTCCTGTACCATCATCACCGCCAGTAAAGTAGATGCTGTTTTTAATATCTTCCATAACATAGTTGATAGATAGATCAGCAAAGTGCTTCTTTAACGTCATAGTGTGATCTGCGGCGGTTCCTTTAGGTTGGAAGTAAAGAATATTAGTAGCCGGATCAACATAATAATACCAATAAGCCGGAGCAAGTTCGACACATTTTTGAATGAGATCCATGTAAGTATTGAACTTAAACGTGTAACTCACTGTAGTACCTGTATCGGCAATTGAATCGGCAGTATAGGTAATTGAACCACCTAGCGCAACAAACGTGTCTAGAGCGTCTCTAATAATGGCTGATGGGTCTTGATCAGTATATACGTTAGCTTGTGCGCCTGATGAAGTCTCCACGCTGAAATACATATCATTGGCAGCACCACTCCAGCCGGTTGACTCATTGTAAGTATACATAGCACCTAGTGTGTAGCTTGAAGCAGTAGAGTCATAAGCAACGGTTATTGTGTTGGTTGAACCTAGACCGTTCATATCGTTACCTATTTTAAAGAAGTAGTCCGTAGCACCAGTTAAAGACTTAGGAGTTGTAAAAGTGTAGTCTGTGTCTGTTGCTGTTTGTGGTGGTATACTCCTGCTAACTGTTCCTAGATAAGTACCCGGCGATGATGGCGTACCTTGATATAGATCTAAGAATGAATCTACAGAAAATGCACCAATATTACCAATTTTTAATGTGACCTTAGAGACATCAGCATCGGCAGCTACCTGAAAAGTTTGAGCTGCTGCTATTATTCTATTCTGGTTAGGTTTGCCATATTTTGCATATAAAACTGTGGAAGCATCATTGTTTAAGTAAGATGTTATAGCTGAGTCAGCTAATATAGAAACAAGGTAGTTGCTTAGTTCAATACCATAACTTAGTGCAGTGTAAGTGATTGTGTTAGATGTATAACTAGTGTCCCATCTTGTAATTCTACCTGTAAACATTTTTTTGCCATCAGGATAAATTGGCGAGTATTCATAGACTATAATCTTGTCTCCAATAGTAGGCACAGTAGTCAGCGAGTATTCTCTTTCAGTCAGAACATCGAAATAAAGATCATCAACTATGCTTCCGCCATTATCGTCTATAAGGTTATCCTCGACGGTCGTTGCACCAACCTCTTGAAAAGCTGCGCCAACGGTAAAACTTAGCTGTGAGGCAGGAGTATTGATCTGCGTAGATAAGTTAAACTCTGAGTCTATCGGCTTTACAAGCCCATTATAAGTAGTGCCGGTATACCACTTATATTGATACGTTTTAGTGCCAGCCAATTCAGCAGCGGTAGGTTCATCAAATATCCAACCAGTGTTATTACCACCATCGACATTTGACGCTGATGTAAGTGCATAAAACTTAGCCTCTCCATCTGTTACCGAATAAGATATTGTTGTATTGTGTAAAGATAATACACCATTAACCTTGTAGATTGTGTGTGTTGCTGCTGTATCACTAGTTATTACTGCACCGGTGCTTGTGTTTATATCATAGACAGTTGTGGTAGTACCAGCAGTAAGTTTTAAAGTTTTCGATGCATTAATTGTTATTAAATTAAATGTGTTTGAACCAGTAACAGTCAAGGTTGTTGTTACTGTTAGATCATTATATGTAAGTCCAGCTCCCTGAAATGTACTACAACCAGTTATTAAAGATGTACCAGGGGTTACTGTTAAGTTGCTCCCTGAATTTGTCCATGAGCCTACAGTTAGTGTAGATAATCCAAGCAAGAAAGACTTAGTCCCAGCCGTACTAAACGCAAAGGTGGTAATATTCATATTATAATTGCCGGTATCTAATGTGCCGGCTTTAAAAGCCATAGATGTCACAGACAATGTAGATGATAATAGGTATGAACTACCAGCACCGTCTATGGTAAGACTATCGATTGATTTACCAGCAGTGTTTATAACCTGTTGAGTTGAACTTGTTGAGATAAGATTTATTGCACCACCTGTACTAGAAAAACTCATTCCACTATTTAAAAATATAGCAGTACCATTACTGCTAGTTGTGCCTATGTTTATCGGGTTACTAACACGAAGATTACCTGTGAAAGCGGCACAGTTAAGTGAGCGACATGCCACCGTTGAGCCAACTGTTACGACAGCTGCTCCAGAGTTAGCATCAAAAATTACATCATCGGCTGCAGTTGGTACAGCGGAACCGCCAGCACCTCCAGAAGTCGTAGACCATTTAGTGCCAGCAGTAGCATCCCAATCTGCCGTGCCTCCTACCCAATAACGTAGCGCCATTAGAGATACCTTTCAGTATATATAACCGAAATATCTACATTCCTTGCTGTGAAGTTATCTGTATAATTTATAAACCCAGCTCCAGGAGACCACTCTGATAAGTTACCAGTAAATTCAACAGGTGCACCGGCTACTGTCACAACTTTAGTTATTGGATCCACTACAAGAACATCGGCGGCAGCCCAGTCTCTTATTATTGTTACAGTAGTTCCGGCCGTAGGATTTGAAACAGTAACAGTCTTTGCAGTACCTGATGTTAAGCTATTAACCGTTAAAGCGAATTTAAGCAATTGTTTGGCAGTACCGTTTAATGTGATGGGATAAGACTTGTTGCCAGAGGTTAAACCTGATACAGATAATAAAGTAGTTGAAGATGTAGCATAGCCAAATGGATCAGAACATAAGAACTCAATATCTATTTCACCGAAGCCACCGGAGACATTACTTATACCTATATTTGAAACTGTTGCAGTATATTGTCTGTAAGCCCCTGATTGAGGTAGTCTTAATACAGCTTCACGGTTATCGATATATTTTCTTAAAGTGTCTAAAGACTGCTCAAATGAGTCCCTAGTGCTTCTTGTGATGACACATCTTAGATTAATCTTTTTGCTTGTATAAAAGGCTGATGGAGTGACAGAACTGTTTTCATAAGCTAGTGAATAGTTATTAACTTCTCTTGTTGGCGTTCTGAAAGTATCAAAGCCAGTTAGTGTTATGCCCGGCACTAAATTAAGATCTATGTTATTGAAGTAAACCGCATCTGTTAACATTTGCATCATACACCTCCCATTGGTGCAACACCGAGACTAGATAGACTTTGATTCCTATTTATTCTATTAAAGAAATAATCAGCATCTGACTTATTACCTATATTTATATTACCGTTGATAGTCATGTTTGAACCAGATTTAGCAGTAGCCATACTCAATACTGGTGAGACCGTAGAGTTACCAAGTTTACCAATAGATGTGTCCATCATTTTACGGCCCTCAGATATACCATTGACTAAACCTTTAGTTATATTCCTACCATATTCAGTGAATACCCTAGATGGAGAGTGAATACCTAGCATTGACTTAAACTTGTCTTTAACTGTGTTAGCCGCATTTCTTATAGTGTCACCCATTGCTCCCCACATGCCTTTGATACCATTTATAAACCCTTGTATTAATGCTTTGCCAGAGTTATATAATGTAGAGCCTAGTCTTCCTAGTGCACCAATGATTCTTCCTGGCAGTGCCTTAAACCAGTTCACAATGTCGCCAATCTTATCTTTAAATGCATTATGCATATTTTTAACAGCAGTCTGAGATTTAGCCTGTAGTGTTACGAACCAAGCGATCAACTTACTCACCCAGCCAACTAATCGAACAATTATCAGTATTATGGCTCCTATAATTACTATGAATACACCTATCGCAACAATCAAAATACCAGTTATGAATAGAGATAATAGACCCAGCACTTTAAGTACAACTTCTATTTGCCCTCTAAATGGTTGTATCGCTTTCACTATATCTTCAAAAGACTTCTTAAGATCATCCCATGTTTTCTTAAATTGGTTCTTAATAAAATTATATATCTTTGTAAGTGTTGGTAGTAGATTGTTCTCGAACCAGTGCCATGCAATCTTAACCCATCCGACCACAATAGCGAATGCATTACCAAGAAAGTCAAGGGCCTTTATAATGCCCAACAGCGAAAGTCCGAAAGTGCCAGCGAGTAGTTTGCCTAGTGTCGTGAATAAAGGTTGCATCTCTCTTATAGCAGGTAAAACTTTCTTTTCTAAAGTGTCACCGAGACTATTAAAAGATTTAATAATTTCTTTTACTAACTTATTATCTTTAAGTTGATTCTTGAATGTCTCCCACTTATTGCCTAGTTGTTTTAATGCACCATCAACACCACCGGCGTGTTCAATCCATTTCTGAAACTTATTTATTAACGGACTTATATAGGCTGAAATACCGGCACCGATCTTTTCCATCAAGTCACCGAATGTATTCTTTAGAATAGTCAACTGTCCAGATAAAGTACTACCGGCTGCTTTAGCTGACCCACCGAACTCAGTATTTAACTCTTTTAGTATTAACTTTTGTGCTTTTGCAGATTGACCAGTCTCTACTAGGTTTTTAATAACATCTTGTTGAGCTGAACTAAAGTTAACACCAACACGCCTTAATGCAGTCACACCAAGAATAGGATCTTGCAGGGCTTTACCAAGTTGAATGGCAGATGATTTAGTATCTTGACCCAACGCCTGTGACATATCAAGCATCGTTTGAGTAGCTTGCGGGAATATATCTTTACCAATTTTAGTAAATGTTAGGAGTAAGTTTTCGCCAGATTGAATCTCTTCATCAGAAAACTTAGTAACAGACTGCATACTAGACGCTAGTTTTGTGACTTGTGCTGCCGTTACACCCGCTGCTTTACCGGTTGATTTAATAACAGCATTAGTCTGAGCCATTACATTTTCAGATTCACTAAAAGCTTTAACTGCAAGACCACCAAATACACCGGCTGCAACTCCAACACTTGCGAATACTTTACCAAACTTGGCTACACCAGATGCAATGCCACCCATTTTACTTTTTATACCTGATTGTGCTTTATCGAACTTAGACGTATCTAAGCCAAGATCATAATGAATAGCGCCAACGTTAGTAGATCCACTCATGGCTTTATAATCCTTACTTCATCAACGATTCCAGAGACGCCTTTTTCTTGTTTCTTAAGTTCAGATATAACTTTATCTGCCTCACCGCCACCAGACATAGCCGTAGAAGTGTTTACGATGGCTTCTAAGGACTCTTTGGCTTGTAAACGATACATTGAGTTAACGAGACTAAAGAACGTCTTAGCAAGCTCGTCTAGAGCCTGTGTCGTCGTGTAGTTATAGAATCTCATGAACTCAGGTACCATCATTAGCCAATCTTCTCTGCTTTTGGGTCTGTGTCAAACGACACCCCCTTATCGCTTAGTTCTTTATTATCATCAGGTTGTACTTGATCCATCATCTGTGTTATAAGCTCAAGCGTTGCTGACATATCTAATTCTATACCAGATAGCTCAGGTATTAAATCGGCAATAACTTCATCCATATCTTTTTGCGCCTGCGTGATCTGATCGTTAGTAGACGTTGATACGTTCTGGAAGATGTCACCAATCTTTGAAACAATAAGCGTGTGGCTCATTCGTAGTGGTTTACATTCAAGCTCAACACCTTTAATATTTACTTTGAAATTCTTAGGTCTTAGATCGTCTATTGTTAGTGCCATGCTATTCTCCTTAACTTATTAACCCGGTGTCTCGGTGGACTACCTGAAGTGTTATTTTATATATTTTGGCAAGCTCAAGATCCCTTTGTACATCTTCAACGTCGCCAATAACCAAGAAAGTGTAAACGTAGTCGGTCGCTACTGTAGTGTTATGCATCCGGTGTATATATCTTTTAATAGATTCGAGTGTGGATATAGCGTCAGATGAACTAGTGTCTTTAACATAGATGTCGACGACTGTCTCCTCAATAGGTACATAGTTATTTAACTGACCACCTGATCTTAATATGTAAATACCGTTCTGCGATGCCGGTATTTGGCCTATAAATATATCAGTTCCGACGGTTCCGTAGCCGGCGTTAGATAAATAAGTACCAACTGTTAATGCTACATCTGTCATGCTCTTGCCCTCTGTGCGTGTTTTTTAAATGTCATAGATAACTTCTTAGATTCTTCGTCGCCGGCGTTTCTTAAGAAGTGTTTACCAGTTCCCCCGGTTGTATATTTTTTAACTGTTCGGTTGCTATCTCCACCAAACTCTTGATAGCGAGCATATTCAATCCAAAATGAAACACGATATTTAAGTGGCACGACTTTATCGACTACTGAGTTAGACCGAAGTCCACCTTTGGCATATGGGGCTTTATTCTTAGCCTTTATTAAAGTATCTCTACCGGCTTCTCTGATAGCATCATCTAATACAGAATATAGAGATCGTTTAAACTGTGGCATCTTATCTTGAACTGTGACCTTATTCATGATATAACTCCGTATTTAAGCAGATCTACCTTTAAAAATAAAACAGCTGGATTGCGGAGCCGTCTAGCTTTAACTAATCTTTCAACTCTAAAATGCTCACCGTCAATCTCTAGGATATCTTCTTTTTGCACACCTGAGTCAGACTCGAACCAAGCCTGTGCGTCAGATTGAATCATCTCGTTAGGATTTGTACTAACTTGACTCGTTATATATCTAAAGTGGCATGGTAGTTCAGTCGAAGTAGATGCAATAAAATCACCGTAAGCATTTCGGGTTGTTATAACCTTGTAAGCAGTGTGAAGCATCGGAGGTTTTATGTTGCTACCCTCCTCTGGTATTTACGAACACTAGCCAATTGGCATACTCTACAAATTTTATACTTGCCAAATTCGTAAGTATTCCCAATGTTACGCCTGTGACCATTTTTGCAGTATTCCGTTTCTTGTGACTTATAAGTTAGCTTGACCTGTTTTGCGTTACGCTTGCCTCTCCTAGTGTTGACAGATGGAGTAACCTGATCTAAGTGGTATGGGTTAACGCAGTTCTTTATAAAACAAGTGTGGTCTATCTCCTGACCATCTTCAATATCACCGAAGAAATGCCTGTATATAACCCTGTGCGCTCGGTTCATAGATCCATTAAGGTGAAAGGCTCCATAGCCTTTTTGTGTTCCAGCAGTCCATAGCCAACACTTGTCGGTTTTTTCTACCTTTTGCATAAATCTTTTTAAGTCAGTGGGTTTCATTAGATCTCCGGGAACAGATATTTAATTGGAGCAAGCGCAGACTGTGATTCAGATTGTGCGTATTCTACCGAGTAACCCTCAATAGATTCTTTTGTGATATTGCTCACATTTTGAATTTCACTAGCTAGGAAGTCGAGCATTGCATTCTTTACAATGTTTAGATAGTCAGTATCTTCGTATATAGAGAACTTGGCAGTGACAGATATATTGTTCATACCAGTAACGAATGCGCCTGAACGATGTCGGAGCATGGTCTTACAAGTCCTGTTCTTAGGCTCTGTAGTGTAGTCGGTCGTGTCATAGGTATAAACTACCACATCATCGTCGTCTACTTGTTTAAGGGCTGTTATAGATGTACAGGGATCAATTTTAAGATGTTGAACACCGCCATCATAATAGCGTGTTGTCTCGTTGGCAGCTTCGACACTACTTCCGATTAGTTTTTCTACGAATGCTTGCGTTGCGGAGTTTATAAGTACGAAAGCGGTTGCCTCGTCGCTTGTCAAACTCCTCCCTAGTCTCGCCTGCAAGTCGCTCTGTGCGATCAATGCCATTTGCTACCTCTCTTATTGTTAAGATTGCCCGGTTTAGATAATTGGTTAACATAAGTTTATTATACACCCATATTATTTTTTAGTATATAAAAAAGAGCACCATTGCTGATGCTCTAATTTATGCGGGTAAACCCTAGCTAATAGTAGCCGGCCCCATTCGACCAAGTAGTCTTCCGTCAGTAGCGGCTCTACTCTCGTCTACTAGTGCAGTAAACGTGGTTTCAAACACTGTCTGTTCGTCTATTTTGTAAGCGAACTTAGCATTATCTGTAGAAACAGCTTTAAAGAACGTAATGGTTAGGTTGCCATCAGTGTTACCACCTTGTGGAGTGATAACTAATTCTAGAGCATCATTTCGCAAACTATAACCAGCCTTTGTACCAAAATGCACATGATCATCGGCAGTGCCAACGTCATAGTCTGATTCTGGAACAACGTAGTTTAGTGTACCGGGATGAATCTCGGCGAGCTTTAGTTTCACTGTAGCTTTTTGACCTGTTAAAACATAGTCAATCGGAGTATTTCCGTATATATCAGCTTTAACCTCAGTGAACTCTCTCTCGATCTCGATTTCAGCACCATCAACAGTATGACCTAAGTCAACACCGCCGAGTGTAACTAAACTACCAGCTGCTACCTTTAATTTGTTAATCTGTGCCATTTAGTCCCCCTTAACTTACTGTACCAGTACCGATAATAACGAAAGCACCTGGGAAGCGTGTTTGTGGAACACATCGAAGTGTTGCACGAATCGCCCATGAGTCCTGAGTGATCAAGTTTATATCTGCACCGCCAGCATCCTTAACTACACCACTGTCAAAGATCTTTGTTTCAAGAAGTCTTTTAACGTGGATCTTTACTCTACCTAGATCTCCAAATAGTGCAAAAGGTTCGTTAGATGTGATATCCCCCTTTTCTGGAAGTATGTCAACTAACTCAACACCAACACCATCGATAGTAGGGTTTACACCCTCACCGACTGGCCCGAACAAGTAACCACCAGTAGTAGCTTCTTTAGTCTGACGAAGCATATTCCATACAGTAGGGTGCATGAAGTATTTACCTTGTCGACGAACAGAGCTAACAACTTTGTACTTAGCATCCATAGCATCATCACCTGAAAAGTCAGTGATAGCAGAACCAACAGATAGAGTTTTGTAAGCCTCTCCTGCGTCTGGTGCGTATAGAAGACCGTAAGTTGCGTCTGTGAATACTAACTGATCGAATAACTTAGCTCTTGCACGAGCGATTTCAGTTGCAGCATCGTTCCAAAGATTGATAGCAGCATCTTCAATAACTTCACTTGTGAATACTAGAGTTGCAATGTACTTATCAAGAGCAACAGTAGTAGCAGAATAGGTAAGCTTCTGAGCGTTTTGCGCTGTTGCTTCGCCTGTTCGTGTAAAGCTAATTTCGTTTGTACCAGCTAATAGAGTAACTGAGTCACGATCTGTCTGACGAACGTCAGCAAGACGAGATGCAACACCGTAGTCAGCTGTTAGGCGTTCTACTTCAGCTACAAACTCTGGATCAGGAACAAGTGCGCCACCATCAGCAGTTGTAGTAACGTTCTGATAGTCTGACTTGTTAACCTCTTGCCATGCTTTGTCTACATAACCGTTATATTCAGCAATACCTTGTGCATCGTTGTTTTTGAACGCTAATAGACCACGAGCAAATCTTTGCTCTTTAGAAAGTGAGTCAAATCCGCTTTTAGCAGCTTTGTCTACAACTTT